CTCACCACGCTTCAAGTGCTCGATGGCCGTGCTGTCCACGCCTCGGTAGAGCGTCATCTCGCTCATGGTACGCTGCTTGGAGATCGCCTCGTCCATGTCGGCGGTGAACTGGCGGACCCATCCGGCGTCGACCTCACCCTCCTGGAACGAGGCGAACGGATTATCCGCATCCTTCAGTCGTGCGAAGCCTCGATGGTATCGGTTGATCTCCATGAACGCGCCGTCGTTGACGTATTCCTCAAGCGTCTGGAGGAGGTCTTCGTTGTCCAACTTGCGGGTCTGCTCGGCCAGGTCGTCGATGATGTACTTGGGAGTGCGCTGTGCCTTCCAGGTGGTCCTCTGCTTGGCCTGGGCAGCAGCTGCCTTGAGCTTGGGCTCGATGAGAGCGCGGATGGCCGAGTCGTCGGTGTACGTCTTCCAGACAGCGAACGGTGAGTCGACGTTCACGAGCTGGTCGTCGACGTACTTGTATCTCACAGAGCCAACCTTGTACTCCCCGTCGGGGATCCGAGCTCCCTTCCCGCGCAACAGCGCAGCTCGGGCTCGGACTTCCTCCAGGTCCACTTCCAGGATGCGGGGTGGAACAGGGATCTTCCGGCTGACCTCGAATGCTTCCTTGGTCAGCAGCTCGACCTTTCGAGGGTCGGTAGTGACGCGGATGATCTCGTAAATGTGGTGCGCCTCCCCCTCCTTGATCGCCAACGACCGAGGGGTGTGGAACTGGAGCTCGAATCGCTGCCCGGTCTTGGAGATGGCCTGCACGTTGACACCCTGGTACGGGTTGTCGCCCACCTGCCAGTAGTTCTTCACGTTGACGGTGTGTCCGGTGGACCGAAGCTCGTCGATGACCTCGTGTGCCTTGCGCGCGTAGGCAGCATCGTCGAACACAGCCGTGTACCTGTTGATGTCGTACAGCTTGTCGATGACCTCGCCCGGGGTGCCCTTGCCGGCCGCCACGTCGTCGGCCACCTTGCGGGCCAGGGACTCCCACCCCTTGACTGCGAAGTCCAGTCCGGCCATCTCGCCACCCGAGGGCTCAACGAGCCCTTTCATCTGCCGGGTGAGAGCTACCTCCCGACCTGTGGCCCGCAGCACAGCTTCCTGCGACAACGTTCGGATGGCCTTGAACGTCTCGGTCGTGAGGGTGTCAGGGACGTAGTCCTCCAGAGTCTCCCCCAACCACTCGTCGTACTTGCCCTGCTGCATGTTCTTCAGCATGTCCGCGTCGGTGGGCGTCACCGGGGTCAGAAAGCACAGGCAGTTCGGGTGTGGCTTACCCGGTACGTTGGCCGTGTTCCACGACCCGTCCGGCATGTCACCCCCACCGGCGTAGTCGTTGCAGAGGTCTGGCCGGGGGTGAGACCCAGACAGGTTCCACTCCATGGAGAGGATGAACGGGTTCTTGACCGCGTTCTGGATCTGGGTGCCGTGGAACGCATTGTTCAGCTCGGTCCGCCCGAGCCGCTTGGCTGCGTAGCTGGTGCCTCCGGCCACGTTCGGATTGATGAAGGGACGCACCGCCTTGGCAAGCTCGGCCGCGCTCGCACCCCGGGCGATAGCCGAGTTGATGATGTTGTCTAGCTGCCCCGAGGCCAGCACCCGGCTATGCCACACCCGCTCCGAGAGCGGCACCTTGGTGAGAGTGACCCGAGACACCGCGTTCTCGACTCCGCGGACAGCTGTGGCCTTCTGGCTGCGGATCATCGCATCTACGTCATCGCCCTTTAGACCGGCTCGCTCCAGCATCGGGCGCAACGGGTCGTTGACCGCGTCTACGGCTGCCTGAGCCGCCTGTGCACGCCGGACACGCACGCTGTCGCCTACCCCGTCAAAGAGCTTGTCCATCTCGTTGTTGATCTCGCGCTGTGCCGACCGGATCTGCGACCTGCTGATGCTGCGGCCGATGGCCTCGTCACCTTCCAGCGCCTTCAGCGCACGGTCGGCCTCGGCATAGCTGCGCTCGAGCATGACGCGCACGTCCCGCTCGAAGCCATCCTGGACCTCCAGGTACCGCAGCAACGGAGTCGGGTAGTCAGTCTTCGTGGCCATCGTGTGCCAGCATTGCGTTGTGGAGCATGCCTGCCAGGACGATGGGGTCCATACCTTTCTCTGGGAACAACATGAGAGCCGAGCGACCCTGGCCGAAGTCCTCTGGCTTGGACACCCGCATCAGGACGACCGCGTCCAGCACAATGTCGTCGTCCTCGAGCTCTTCGTTGTCGTCATCGAAGTCGCGCTCGGCGATCTCGGTGTGGAAGCGATCACCCTTGGGCACGGACCTGCTCCTGCAAGTCTTCGAGCTTCATCTGCTCCTGGTGCCAGATCAGATGCTTGGCCAGATCGAGGAGAGTGGCGCTCGCCAGTGGATCCTGCTCGAAGTCACGCACCAGCTCTTGGGTGTGGTGCTCCTCGCAGACGAACAGCAAACATTGACGGCTGTGGTTCCACGTGACCTTTGCTTGTTCGCAACTCATGCGCTGTTGCCTTCCAGCTCCTGGAGCTCCCGGTTGATCCGAGCAGTGAACGGGTCTGCGTTCCGAGCTTCGGCCAGTGCCGTCTGCTCCGCCACGAGGTCGTCCAGCATGGTCTCCGGGAACTCGAACCCGAGCTTCTCCGACAGGTACTGCGTTGCGTACTCCACCGACATCATGTTGTTGGTGACGAGCAGCACGACCTCCTCGATCGTGGCCTTGCGGTTCAACGGCAGCGGGTCGTCGACGATGGAGACCGGCCGAGCTTCGGACGTCATGCCCTCATAGGCCGGCAACCACATCGTGGTCAGGTCGTACAGGATGTGGTCCATCTTGCCTAGGAGGATCTGCTCCTTCTCCTCGTTCTTGGACAGCAGTGGGGCGAACTGGAGAGCCAGCGAGATGCCCGACTCGGCGATGGCTGAGTCCACCTTCCCGATGGCGACGTCTGGAGTGCCCGAGGCCTCCCGCATCGCCTTCTCCAGATAGGCGACGTGGTTCTGTACCGGGTCGGTGGAGCTCACGCCGGACACCCGCTCCCACGTGGACTCCGGGTCGTGCTCGACCACCCAGCCTGGGCCGATCTCCCAGTCGGTCTCGTCACCGTCGTCGTTCACCGGCGGACCCGAGGTCGTGGCGTAGAAGCCGAGCCCGTCCAGTGCGAGCGACATCTCCTCGTCGCTGATGGCCTGGTTGATGCCACCGATGACCCGCTCCAGACCGGCCAGCTCGGACTGCCCGAATGGGGAGCCTGGGGACCGCTCGTTCTTCACGTGATAGACCGGGAGGGACGTGATCTCCAGATTGCGATCGTCCCATCCCCCGGTCTCCCACCATGAGACCTCATACGTCACACGCTTGGTGGTGGGGTCACGCCGGTACGTCTGGCGCCGGAGGACCACACCCTTGCCCTCGCCCTTGTCGAACTGATCCACCAGGTGGCACCCGACCACCTTCTCGTCGTTGACCGGATCGTAGATGGGGAAGTACGAGCCCGGGTCGATCTCGTGGACCGAGATACGCTTGCCCTCCTCCTTGGCTGGGTCAGCAGTGATGTGCCACACAGCGTCTCCGCGGATCAGCCCGTACTTCTTCTGCGTGGCAAACTTGGCGTAGATCTCCTCTCGAGCGAACATGTTCTGGAGGAACGCAGCCAGGACTGTGCGCTCCTCGGGAGTGCCGAGCTTCGGGTCAAGCGCGTACGTCCACCGCTTGGCCAGGAACCGATTCGCAGCCTCGATGATCGTTTTGCCGGACGGGATGTAGATGGGGTTCTGCTCCGAGCCGCGCTGGATCACCTTGAACGCATCAGGCACGTTCCGGTAGATGGATTCGTACAGCTGGTACGCTGCCAGGCGCTGTGCGTCCTCGGCTGGGAGCCAGGTCTCCAGGACCCCGAAGAACGGCTTCGCTGTGGCGTACGGTGTGAGATCAGTTGCGGCCATGGCGTGCGTGCCCCTCTAGGCTAGGTTCGACTTCCGGACGCGGGCTCGGCGAACGATCTTGTCTGGAGTCCCGAAGTGACCCGCGTAGAACCGGCCGAGTGCCTCTGGTCCGTGGTCGTCCTTCTTCATCGGGTTCTCCGGAGCGTTGGTGTCTGCCTCGCTACGCTTCTCAGGGTACCTGTAGTTCAGCATGTCAGCGATCGTCCGTACGCAGCGACGATCAAACTGGAGTGCCGGCATGCGGTCCACGTGACCTTCGGCCAGATGGGGATTCCGGTCCTTGAGTGCGTGCCGGATGGCATCGATGCGCCACCGCAGCTCTCCGCCGGTACCTCCCCGAGCTGGGATCCGTAGCACCCGCTCGAGTGTCCTCGTGTCTCCAGGAGACGCCGGATCTGGGTAGAACGACTTGACCGCATCTGGCGCCAGACCGTTGCGCTTGATCTCCTGTGCAAACTCATCGATGGTGTACCCGGCCTCATAGACCTCGTCCAGCACGCGCACTCGTTCGCCGAACGGATCCACCTGGATGAGCAGCCAGACACTCGGGTTCGTGAAGCCGTAGTCGCAGCAGGCGAACGTGTCCCAGCTCGGCTCGTACGGGAAGTCACCGACGTGTGTCTCTTCGTCAAACAGCTTGAACACCCGGCCGACGAACTCGGTGAAGAGCGCAGCGATCTCCTGGTTGAACGACTCTTCCGTCAGGTCCGCGACGAGTGAGCCAACCTCTGGGTCCACTCCCAGGATGGAGTACAGCTCCGGGTCGGCCTTGCCTCCGTTGGCGAGTGCGTGCCGCAACGTCGCGATGGCTTCGTCAGTAGCTCCCTCTGGGTAGACGTACGGGTTCAGCCAGCTCGGCGCACGCCAGCTGGCCCAGTCCGGCCGCAGTGGGTCCTGCCCCATGCGCCACAGCTCGTACAGCCAGTTCTTGCCCTCTGGCGTGGTGGCGAAGAGTGCCCAGCCCGAGTAGTCCGCGAGTGTGGGACGGATGAGCTTGTTCCAGGTGCGTTGCTTCAGCTTGGCTGCCTCTGCGAGGATGACACCAGACAGACCTTCACCCACGAGCGAGTCCGGGTGCTTCTCCGACTTGGCATGCACCTGGAAGATCCCGTCCCACATGGACAGGTGCATGCTGCCGCCGATGGGGTCGTTGTAGGTACCGGGCCGGTCGAAGTAGTCCTCAAACCCCAGACGCTTGAGTGT